ATCACATTCTCATGACCTGGCTTCTTGTGTTCTTCATCAAGATGCTCAGGAACATAGTTCGGCGGAAGATACATCGGCATCAGCGTGCAGCGCATCTCTCTTTTCTCGCCATTAACTTTAGTAAAGAAGACCGAGAGTACATTCATCTTCAGGTCTTCGAGTAGTTTATCTCTCTCGTATTTCTGTGCCATTATCAAGCTCCTTCATTTAGGAGAAGACGACCGTCCTCAATGTTTAAGTGTTCTTGTAGTTGGTTAATACCACCGATGTTAAAGCCATCGACAACGATAACTGGAAAGGTCTTTGCCTCTGGAAACTTATCGAGAAGGATCTCTCTGGTAAAGTCACGATCTAGCTTGTACTCCACGAAGTCTTTGCTTTTATTCTTAAGGATCGCCTTTGCTTGATCGCACTGCGAGCAGTTATCTTTTGAATAAATCTCAATAGCCATATTGTTCCTCCCAAAAACACTGAATCTCTTCTACGAGAGATGGATCATAACCTCGTTCGAACATGTCTGCTTGCACCAAGAGTTCAAGATCACTAAGCATCATTACATAGTCTCCTGTTTGAGTGTGTATTTATTACATCACATGAAGTGGTGTTTGTACATACCAGCGATGTATATTAGAAGAATAACAATCTCTACAGCAACGAGAGACATTTTCTTCCAGTGAAATGCTACGAAAAGCCATAGCAAGTTACCGACTACGCTATAGTATATATTAAGAGGGAAGATATTAAGAGCTGTAAGAACTACGCCGATGATTAATACTACGGTTGCAGCCCACTCAACTATTATCCACCATATATTTTTAGTAGAAGTCCACAACTTGGTCTGCGATTCCATATCGAACTGCCTCTTTAGGTGTTAGCCATACATCTTCTGGTGGCAACAGATATTTCTTGATAGTCGCCTCTGTCTGGCCCGTGCATCTCTTGTAGTGCTCTATAATTCTTTGGCTCGTGTTGTTAAACTCTTTTACACTAGCCATTAGTTCATGCTCTTTACCAGCAGAACCCCATGTGAACTGGTGGGATAGGATAGATGTGTTGCGTGTAATGAAACGCTTGCCTTTTTCGCCGGCCATGAATGTTAATAGGCCACATGAAGAGATTTCGCCGAGCCCATACGTGTAGACTGGTATCTTAGAACCTTTCATTGTATCTATCAGTGCAAATGCCGAAGCGACTTCTCCGCCCGGGGAATTAATTATAAGCTTCATAAACTTCGGTCGCTCTTTGCCTGTCATCAGGTTACGAGCGATGATAAACCTCATTGCCTCGGCTGTACTTGAGGGGTCAAAGCCAGATGAAAAGATATGATAGTGATGGTCTTCAATGCTTGGGATGTTTACTGTTTTGTCTTCTTTATCTATCACCAATTTTCTCCAGCTTTATTATTATTATCGCCACAGATAAGAGGAGGGCCGGACAACCCTCCTCTATTTTTTTTAGTGTTGGATGTGCATGTGGTTGTAGTGACCCGGCACTCTCCAGAGCACGGTGTATCCAGCTGCTCTTGCTTCTGAAGCCAGCTGGTCGAACTTATGTGCGTATGCTGAATGAGCTTCATACACTCCGCGGCCGACGTTGATGTCGATAGCGTTGCCCGAGTAGTGGGCAGAGTGATGTGCGTGAACATGGTGAACACCACCGAATGCTGGGTGCTCTGACACGCGATAGCCCTGACGCTGGAGTTGATGGCCGAACGCAACGATTGAACTCGATGCTCCGCCAAAGAACTCTTCTTGGTTATCTTGGTATGCTCTCGCCTGTTTTCTATTTTTAAACCTAGGCTGAGGAGAGACATTCCAACCTTCTCCGCCGAAGAGAGCTTCCAATGGATTTACTTCTTCGACTTCGTGCATTGCTGAATACTGAGTATTCTTGCCATGACGAACTCTTGCTTCTGCTACATTGCTCATCGCAAACATAGCGGCCGCTGTCGTCGCAGCGAGGATAATCTTCTTCATATACTTACCTTTCTGTTAGCGTGCCGACTAACGCACGACCTCCATATGGAGGTGCGATACACCACTAAACCCGAGTGCACGTGCTACATTTTGATTAACGTCCAATGTTCTACCTCGAACGAATGGACCACGGTCGGTCACGACGGCTGTTACTGATCTACCGTTACGAGGGTTTGTAATAACTACCCTTGTTCCAAACGGTAGAGTTTTATGCGCTACACAGTAATGTACACGCATGCCCGAAGCTGTCCGTCCACTTCGGTCGTTATACCACGAGGCTACATGGTGCCCAGTGGAATGAGTATTTATGTGCTTAGCAGAAGCATTCCATCCACCGAACAGGTCATCTAAGAACCCTGCACGAGCGGGAGTGACTGCGACGAGCGCAGCCACTATAGCGATTACAAACTTCATTACCAAGGAAGAATGTTAGAGAGGAACCCGCGGTTTGGGCCGTCGAGCTGAACGTCTACTGAGCGACCATCTTTATCGATGTCGACACGCGTTCCAACAGGAGCAGTAACAGTCACGCCGTTACCAAGCGTGTATGTTTGCGTAGGAACAAGATCCGCAGGACGCTTAGGAGGCAGCGGAACATGCTTAGCGAAAGCAGCTGATGACATAACAACAATAGCTGCAGCAATAACAAATTTATTCATTCAATTCACCTTTCTTACTTGCGTTTACGACCCTTCATGCGACGTGCTTTGCGCTTGGTGGATCCGATTTTACGTCTGCCTTTACGCGGACGATTCTTATGACAATGGGGCATATCATTTCTCCTTCAAGTATGTCAGATGCTTGCGATGAACTCTGGCCATGATATGACCATTATACCACTTTTCTGACTCAAGTACACCAAATTCGAACTGAAACTTGGCTTCGAAGTATGTCATCTCGCCCTTGGAGATGCAAAGTCTTAGGATTTCTCTTCTAAATTTTTTTGGGCCGAATAACTCGACATGCTCTAATAGAAGATCATTAGAGCCGTAGTAGTCTTTCCAGTCAGACTCTACCTTGTACTTTTTTTTCTTGCCCTTTACCTGTTTTGTCTTGGTAAAGTGAAATAACTTCTTGCCTATGTAGGCCTTATTATTAGCGAGACAAGTGATCTTATACACAAAACCTACGTGATCACCTATCTGGCTAAACTCCTCCCCATTTAATAACCACATGCCGAAGCTCCTTCGGCATATTTATTATTCGTCTTCTTCGCTTCCGTATATCTCGTTCCATACCTCATCAAACGCTTCATCTACTGATTCATACACATCATGTAGTTCAGCACCATGATCTTCAAATATTCTTACGAGCTCGCGATAAACATCTATTCTATCTGCGTAATCTGATACATTTGATCTTAATACTGAAGCTATCTCCTCAAAAAGTTGTGATCCTTGTGACCATGCCATTAATGTCCCTTTCTTAATTATTGCTTATTATTCTATGACCTAACCACCAACCTTTTTTCATACCTTCTCGTTGAATAGTTTGAGTGATAAGGCTACCAACAGTGCCATCAACAAATGAAGCGTAAGGCCCCGAACCTGACCACTTAAGATCAATCGTCTTAACGCTTGGCCAGTGCACTAGCCCAATAAACAGTGGCCCTACTTCAAGTGGAAGCCTATAAGGAGAGCTTCCGTAATTTTGCTTTATAGAGAAACTTAAGTTTCTTTTCTCTGCTTCTTTTTTCACCCAATTAAACATCGTACTTATATATATCTCTTCTTTCTGATAGAACTCCCACCCTATTTCTGCCGGACTTCTAAACATATAAAGACCTTGTATGCCCATTTCATACATGCTTAGTATCTTGTCAAAAGAATCTGATACGTTTTGTTCGTCCTTTATATTAAAGCTTATCTGACCTAGGAAATTCTTAGAGATAACTTTTGTTTCAATTAACTCCTGCACGTTTGACAAGCATTCCTGAACACTTTTCCAAACGTTCTTATTATGATAGTTTTCGTCATGAACACTTAATGATAGATTTTCTAGCCCAGAATTACACAGTTTTAGCAAGTACTCTTTGTCTTTTAAACGAACACCATTGCTATACGTTGTAGGATGCTTACCATTTTTCTTTAAGATGCTGCATATTTCTGGCAGGTCATCTCTAAGTGTTGGCTCTGCGCCTATAAGCTGTATCACTGAATAATTATTTCTTAAAGCTTTAGCGACTATCCACTCTATAGGCTTATCAGCTATGCTGTTATCCGGTTGATGGTAGCAATGAGTGCACTTGACGTTACATCGATCTGTAACTTCTATAAGAAGCGTTCTAGAATAGATATTATCGTAAACTACCGAGTTGTTTGACAGCTTGTTTGTCCAGAAACTAGCATCTTTCTCAACTAAGAACTCATGTCTGCCGTGCTCTGGACACTCTTTTACTATCCATACACTATTATCTTCCTTAAAATGTATTTTAGCTTGAACTTCCCTATAACATACGTGACAGAAGCTAGTAGTGTCATACATAAATGTCATGTTTTATTTTTCTTCAGTTAGGGCGCGCAGAAGAGCCTGCGCTAAAGCTTTTTCATTTGACTCGTGTATTTCGCCGGGGTCATATATATTAGTCGCCACAGATAAGGGTTTCTTAGACTCCATGGCGGTTCTATAACCTTCCTCGTACCCGGCTCTATAGCCGTTACTCCATTCATCACTCATGTTATATCTCGCAGTTTCCGGCAGAACAAGCAAGGGTTTGTGCACCTTCGACTTGGTCTGTCATTTCTACCAAAGCATCCCAATCAACATTTGTAGGTATATTTACAATGTCTTTTTCGTACTGCTCTTTTGTGATAGTCTCATAAGGAGCTTGACGATACGAGCCACCATCGTATGGTAGGAATGACACGCCTGACATCTCGTCGAAGTGGTCGTAAACCCATGCGCCAACGCGTGGCCACTCTTCTTCCTTCACGTTGATAGTAACTGAAGGCTTGTGCTCGCACCAGTAACGCTGATACTGCAACCATAACTCAAGATGCTTGATAGCGTCTACGCTCTCGCGAGTAATAGAGCTCTCAGGCAACTTCATAGGGAAAGTAAAGACTGTAGTAGAATGAGGTTTAGTAACATCTGGCTCATGAGGTACGCCAGAAGCAATAAGGTGGCCAGTAAGGGGATCTTTATTGTCTGATCTAACTCGACGATAGTAGTAACGATCGTGGCCGGGATGAATACCGCTAGGAGAAAGAACAAGCTGAGATACAGTCCCGGATGGCTTAACGCATGTAATCGCAGTTGACTGATTAATTCCAAGTTTCTCGCTCCATTCTTTATTTGTATCGATGGCAACCTGACGCAGCTTCTCTAAACGCTTAGGAAGATCTGGATCGCTGGGATCATTCATTAGCGGGCAATCATAGATGCCAGTAAATGATACACCCAGCAATCTTTCTTCTTCGGTATTCTTCTGCCATATCTTACGAAGATACGGGAAATACGTCATAGTAGATTGCAGCGTTCCCAGGATCGTTGCGACTCTAATCTTTCGTGCAAGTGATTTCTCAGTGTCATCAGCTCTGATAACGACTTCGGTAAGGTTGCAGAACTGATACGGCCTGAGGATAATCTCCGAGCAGGGGTTAGTTCCGAATTCAAAGTTAGGATCTCTTCTTCCATTTTTCTTAGCGACTCGCTGTGAAGCGTCTCTCGAAAAGATACCTCTCTCGCCAGACTTTGACTCATACAGAGAAAGCCATTCAGACATGAACTGGCCGACATCAGGCTTTTCTGTGTATACTGCTGAGTTGTTAGATAGAGCTCTTTGAACATTTGCTTCCCACCATGCACCTGCTTTAGCATGACGCATTCTGTCATCACTAAGATTTGATAGAGATATCATGGCGGATCTCCGAACTCCGCCAACTACTACGACTTCGCCGATCTTGCACATGATATCATGGCATTCAAGCGATGTCAACTTACGACCATGAGCAGTACGGAAGATCTTAATAACAAACTTAAAAAGATCTACCAACGGATCGGGGCCAGAGGATCTACCTCCGAACGTTTTAAGGGGCGCGCCAGCTGGTCTTACCTGCGAGACGTCCCATTTAGGGACTTCACCAGCATACAACAGAGATATGAGCATGCGAAGCGCTTTTGCCCAACCTTCTTTGCTATCACGCACAGTGATAGTTGTATCGCAGTCATAAAGCTGGTCCGGAATTTCCGGTAGCTTATTCACGTATTGTCTTTCGACCGAGAAGCCAACGCCTGTGCCGTCCATAAGAATGCACATGGCTTCGTCGAATGCTTTCGGGTCATCGATAGGAAGATAAGAACAGTTATAACCAGCAACGTTATCGCGATCGAGCGCCTTACCAGCCGTCATGAGGGCCCGCATCGATGGCATAACTTCTAATTTATTGATGGCGTCATATACTTCTTTTTTTAACTTATCATCGTAATTTTCAAGTCTATCGAACATATAGTCGACGTATCTTTGTACAGTCTCATGCCAGTGCTCTCTTCTATTCTTCTCTGGCAAAAATCTTGCGTAGCGTGACTTATGAATATATTGCTGGTAAACGTTCATCTCGGTCATTTATATCAAATCCTTTAATGATGGAAATTCTCTTGTAATCTCATGCCATGCATTTGCTGCAACTTCACGGTGTTCTTTTTGTGTACTCTCGCTCGTTCGTATCTGGCAATAATGTATCCATGAACGAAGAGTACCATTCATATACATTCTCGAAACTGTTAAGCCTTCGGGCAATACTGCTCTCGCCTGCTCCTTGGCTATACCATTGTCTACTGCCCACTTGTAAGTCAGCTGCGCTTCGTGTATCTGCTGCTTCTGCTTTGCGTACCAGCATTTCTGCAACTCAGCGTCATCTGTCTCAATTGAATTCTGTCTATTCTTAGTATCCTGCAGCCTCGCCTCGCGCTCGATAAAACCCAGGTCACCAGTCGGATCGGCGTACCGCTGACTGAATTCCTGAAAAGAGAACGAACGATGTCTTAAAATTTGGCGAGCAATGTCGCGTGTCGTATTTATCTCCATAACAACATTGACCATCTCAAATATCGACCAATGATGGTTACGGGCACAATATTTTAATAGCTTCTCAGATGTTTCCTTATTCATCTGGTTAGACGGATTGCTGACCCTTGCTGTGTATGCAACCATTTCTTCAGGCGTTTCTACGCCTTGTAATTTAGGTTGTGTTACTGCAATGATTTTTGCACTATTCATCTATAATCTCATAGGTTTCATTAAATATTCCAGGAGCACATGGATAGAACTCCCCATGCACACCCTTAATTATATAATCTCCAATACGAGCTGACATAACTCCTTCAAGTGTCATTATCTGCATATATGTGCCGTTTCCGACTATCAAGCCGCTGCACCAATTAGATACCTCTTGTAAGTTATCTGTAGTAAAGTGCATGGCTTCTACAATGACTGGTTTCTTGCGAACTCTCATATCTTACTCCAAGTCTGTAGTTTTAACTTTGCGGCCAGGTCTCTATATGTATTATCCTTGATAATATGACTTATGAAGTCCTTAGACATGCCAGCGTTAACCATATCATTTATATCTTTGTGCACGAGGTTTTCTGGCCAGATGCACACAGAGTAACCGTTTATTATTGCCTTGTCTATCTTCTTTATAGTATCTGGGCTTCTTGGTTCATTGTCATATACTATTACCAATTTATCACGTTCAAAGTCTCGTACGGAAGATACCAAGTCGCCGCCAGCAGTAGCAATGCTATTGTTAA